GTCCCCGTTTATACGGACTATCCATCCGAGGCTGATGGGTCACTGTCCGGTGTGTACGTGTTGTGTGTTGTTGGTTAGCCGCCCAACGCATGTGTGTTGTAGTGGTGTGTTGTGTGATTGGTGTGTGTTCTTTAGTGGTTAGTTTAGGTAGCGTATACTCCATCACTGTATTCTTGATATAGTAGGGCCCCCGCCCTTCTTTCCAACCATCCGGCGAATTCGCTTAGTTCTCGCAGTCCTAGATCCTTGATGTTGCAGATCTGACGTAACCTCATATCCAACACCTTTCTTACTGTGTTGCCATATTTCATCGCTATTCCATCTAACATAGGCCAAGGTAGACTAATCTGACCCGATAAGTATGCTCGTGCCACGTTCTTCGATACCCTTCTAATGTAAGCAGCAATCTGTGGTATCATTTCCGGCTTAGCCAACTTCGTCCATGTACCTTTGTCTAATGCACCAGTTATTACATATGGTCTTATGAGTACGGGTATACCTTCAAGGTTCCAGTAGTCGGCGTAGTGATGCAACGGCGCGGGCCAACTAGTTGGACGTCGTATTCTCGCTTGACACTCCTTCCACTCAACGCGTGCTTCTTTTACGGCGTCCACGTCTCTAATACCCCATGATTTGGCTAGGGTTATGTTGAATGCGTTTATCTCACGTGGTCCAAGGTATGAACCGAGACTCTTTAAGCGTTCATTCCAATGTCCTAGTCGTGGTTGGATTTTGTGGTATTCCGTAACTATTTCGTATGTGGTGAAATGAGTGAAGTGAGGTTTTAGATATGTACTCATCAATCCATCGGGCCAAAGTCCTGCACCCCCAAATGACGAAGGCGTCATTGCGAAGTTGGCTGCTGTCGTTCTATCTACTCCCAATTGTTCCGCATCCCATAAGAAACAAGTTGCGGCCGCTTTAGGAGTAGCGCCGCGCAAAGTCATAAGATGCCAGCCCGTTAGTCGCGAATATAGTCGCGTTGCTCTTACTATTGGCATTTCTAGAATGGGACTCCTGAAACGTATGCTGAGCAGACTGCGCGCCAGATATCCCGTTATTCCTAGCCCTGCTTCGTAAGATTTCCTGAGAAATTCTGTTCTGTAACGGCTGAAGAACGTTTTTGACGGATGTGCTTCGTATCCAATACGGTTGTAGATATGCATTATGAGGGCAACGTCACTTAATTCTCGGGTTGCGAATGCTACATCATCACCTTGTGATCTGTGATGGGCAATGTGTATATACTGTTTTTTCGTCTCACTTGCGATCCTCACGGCTACTCTAAAACTAGTGATGTTCAAAAGGGTGTCTATCAAGGCTGTCCACCTAAATCCGCTAGGCATGCCGTTTTCCCAACTATACTTGTACCTTCCACAGTGAACAGTAACTTGCTGAGCGAATATTGAATCCCACATGGCATTCCAAACTTGGTGAAAACCTCCAGCGCTCGTCCTCTGACCAATGTATATTCCCATAGTTGCGATTATAGTCATGATGCTAGCTTTGCTTTGGTGCCAATCAAAGTTTGATTGATCCATCGGTACTTTCCATAAATTTGGGTTTTTGGCAGACTCTAAGATATCGCGATCTATCCATTCTTGATTACTTGCCGATCCGAATAGAGTGCTGAGCTTGCTATGTTTAAACCCATCCTCGCACCATTGACTTAAATAATCCATTTTCCTGAACATTGCAGAGCCTGTCTTAACTATTGGTCTGATTTTTCCGCCTTCACTTTTCTCCATAATGTGAAATGTCTCCTGTACTACATGGCTCAGTTGTTCAACCATATCTTTGTCGCTAAGTAAAGACGCATCTACCCCTTTCATCCTGCGTGTCCTAGTTATCTTCTGGTTGATTTCTACCGTGGTGGCAGGTCCAGTGCCGCTCCTTCCACGCATCCAACGACCCGTAGATACCCATTGTTCCGGCTCGAGCGTGTGCGGAGGCATAGTCCATTCTTCGTCCATCAACTTTACCATTTCTTCGCTTAACATCGACAGGTACTCTTCTTCCGACAGAGGTCCGCCTAGACGGATAGGTCGTACTAACCACGTTTCCACTTCCTCTTTTAGTGCTTCAACCCCCTTATAAGGTAAGTAGCCGTAGAACGTTTCCCAGTAACAGAGATTTCGCCACCCTTCGTCGATGTATTTACCTCCTAGTTTTGCAGTAGCCGTTTGTTTCTTTAGTATTTTCTTAATTTTGCAGGTACACAGTCCGGGCCACCGGTTGCTCATCATGTTGTACTGTTCTATAATTATGTGTTGCTGTTGTTTCGGCACTAAGTATAACAGTAAGTGTAGCCCATCTTCTAATGCGCCTTTATTCAAGTAACACCCTGCACATCTCTTGTGCACTTCTGGTAGATGGAACCGCTTCAAGTTTTGGTTAAATTCAGTTAGGTCCCTTTCCCATCCTATTCTTCCGTCGCATTCGCATGAGACTTTTTCTTCCCCACTCGCTACCTTATCTCCGTAATGTAGTATACTTTGTCTAAAATCTTCATATGTCCACTCTTCATCAGGGGATAAAACGTTTGGTTTGCCCCAGTCTAGTTTACGTCGGTCCTCGCGACCTGATCTAGAGTTACTCCCCCTGCTCCATCTGTCCCAATCTTGTGCGTAGGTGGTATCGCACGATTGATCATTACCTGGTCCTCCATACTTTGGGGCGTCGAATTCTGTGATGTACCGGTTTTTGGAATCACCTCTGGATTTGATGATGGCAGAGGCGAAGGTATCGCACCATGAAAGGATTCTATGCTCGCTGCTTCCGTCCGATTTGCCTGTTCTACTAGTTGCGCCATAGATGTGGTTGACGTGACGCCATCGGATCTGGTTGGGAGGTGAAGCGACAGCACTCGTTCCAACTGGCTCAGGAAGCTTCCATCTGGGGGTTGGGCGGCTAATGAAAAACCCCGCATACGGTCGATCATGCTACCAGTCGTTTCTACACTAGCATCAAGTCCTATTCCGATAGACTGCCATAAACCTGGTACGAATACAGAAGCTGAAACGCGGCTTAAGGTGGTCGGCCGCAATGCTAAAGTTGCCATGGTCTCAAATTTCAAGTCCGTTTTCATGTAGTCGACTCCCCAGCCCCAGACGCCCTTGTATGAATCGTTAAAACCGCGCCAACCTGCTAACGAAGCCAATCCCGCAGTTGTGGTGGAAGTCACTCTATAACTACCTTCTCTTTTGATGTTCCCATCTGGCCATTGAAGGTAACCCCATTCATTAACCTTATGGAAATCTAGACGGCTAACGAACTTTTCAATTTCATAGTCATCAACCGGTTCTAATCCTCGCAGATGGGCCCATCCATAACCTCTAGATCCGATGGTGGTGTTGGATACGAAGTTGCGAGGGGGCAAGTCTAATCCTCTGAGGCAGAGGGTGTAGTCCGTTTGGTACAAGCCCGAACCCAATCTCCTGTGGTTTGGGGCTAAGGGCACACTCTTTTCATAATTGGAGCTCCAATACCAGCTTAAACTAGCACCGCCTATACATGTGGAAGCCCAAACTTGCAACGTGACAATCCTAGAATCGTTTCCTCCACCCGTTATATATGCTTCGATGTTTCCGGCGGAGCGGGAGTACAATCGCGGATTCAATACATATTCAGACATACCTGACGCAGAAGCCCACTCTTCTGTACCACGCCGGTATAGGGATATCTTGTTTAATGTATCTAACCCCGTAGCGCAGAGACCAAGCTTTGTATTATCACTGCCTAGTGCGGTGCCGGGGATGAGGGTGACGACTGAGGCTGCCATTAGAAGTTCAGCATAATTAGACCATCTGCCAAGACTGAGGTGGCATGTGTCTTGACATTGTTGCAGTGTGTCTATCAGTACCTGGGAAAAACAAGTTACCGCTTCTTCGTGGCCGAAGAATCTCGCATCATTTTCATCTTGTGGTGTGAACCCTCTTAGACCGTAGGCACTTAGCATTTTCTTGGGTAACCCATAGCTGTATTGATGTTCAGGTGCTTCGTCGTCTTCATTTACGTAGGATATGTATACATGGGGTTGCCGGGGGAAGCGAGTAATTAGTGCACCACATATGGCTTGCACCTCATTCCAGTTCAAAGGTGCTTCTGAGTACTTGCGCATGTATTCATTGCAAACAACCCGTAAGTTACGGTCGCATCCCATTAATGTGTGTATCATACGTAATATCGTTTCATGCGCTGGCCACACGTCAGGAACTGACTCTATTGCATTAAATCTGGTAGGGCAAGCTACCTTTCTGTACACCCCACCGAGTTTGACAACCGTCTGAGATTTGTCAGGTACGATGAACACAATCCTGTCCACCTTATCTCCCATTGCTACAAGGCTGGCGTTACGGTAAAAACATTTGCGCGAGTATACGTCACTCTTGTCGCCTAGATATTTTATTTGATACTCGTCTATGACATTTACAACGGGGAACGGCAGTGCTAAGATGGTACGTAAGCTTCTGGTCAGTTCCGTTGTATTGGTATCTTCACTAAGGCTGACGACCTTCAAATTGGCATCCGTCAAATTCCAATGGTCAATGACTCCGTCTACAGAAACCTTTAGACCGTTATTTTCACGAAGGCAGGCGTCTATATAGTTGATGGAAACTACTACTGCTTTAATGTGTTTGTCCACTGTCGGCCAGTAGCGTGTTTGAGGTACTGCACGTTTCGGAATGGCCCAGTCCTGGCCAGTGGGCCAGGTCATCGATGGTTCGCGACACGCTTCCAGTATAGCTGCTTTTATACCTACTTCTCTCCAGTCAAGGTTGTCAGTTGTAGCCATTTTAAGAGCAGATCCCAATAGAAGATTCGCCCCTGAGACGTAGTTCATGATGTTATAACCACGCTGATCATTTATGCCTATACCTCCGCTCGCAAAGGCTGAACTCGAAGCTATACGTTCAGTTGCTGCCGCTGTGAGACCCAATTGGTCCGCCCTATGGCTGGGTAGTGTATGCACCGACACATATTTTGGCTTGAGATGATGAGGTATCTCCAGTGATGTTTGCTCGTTCGCAGCTTCTATTATGGCATCCAGAGTAATACTAGAATATTCGTCGGAACTATCACAATTACTCCTCGCTCCAAGTGCTACGACTTTCTTCCACCCTTCTATCTCGGCAAAGCCATCTAAAAGATTATTGTCAGTAACGTTAGTGTTTTTCGCTAGTGCGAGCACATCATCCCAGATGACTGGGTCGTACGTGTACTGATATAGCGTTCCTTGGGCAGATGGCAGAACGGAATGTTTTGAATTTTCGGTGTAGAAATTGGCCTTAGCGATATTATTTTCACACACATTCAGGAGGGCCGCAGGTGTAGGCCTTTCGGTATCCATCACTAATTTCAATGTATCGGCTTTCTGACGTGCCATAAGCCCGACGTCGAAGCGCACCATGCCGGCATGAGCTGTAAAATGTATATTGCCATTACTAGCATGTTGCTCACGGTTATGTATTGCCGCGCATGCCTGTAAGTAACCCACTGCATCTGATTTTAGCATACGTTGCAGGTTCAGATTCCTTAGTTCATCTAAGTTTAAGTGGGAAAATCGTCCTTCCGTAGTAGGCAGTGGAGCTGCAGTATTGGCTAGTAGGCAATGAATGCAGACTTTAGCATTATGAACGGCGGAGAGTATTCCGGCAGTGCGTGCACTAGCGTACACGGCACCTGCGTGGTATTCATTGTTTGCTTCGTCTACTATATCATCATCTAGTATTCCTGCATCCTCTTTACTGTCCTTCTTTTCCATAATGGGCCCTACGTCCTTCGTCGCCCATGCATCGACTAAAAGTTTTGTGGCAGAGTTGAGTGTTGATGATAGTTTCTTCCCTGCTGTTTTATCCCCGGAGTTGATCGTCGATGTAATCTCATTCGTTTCGGGCGCAATTCCTTTACCCGCTCGTAGGTAACGGCATACGGCTGTGGTCCATTTCCTGTTTGCGTGCCCATGTGCCAAGAAGCCTCTTATTCTGGCGGGATTATTCCTCAGGTCATCCGCAATTTTTCTTGCTCTAGCACTCAATCCGTCCTCACGGCGTTTAATTTTTGCTGTGTTGTTGACGGGCACGACACCTTTCCCTCCAGCGGGTATCGGTACGCTGATTTCCTTTAAGCCCATATTGTCCCTAAGGCCCTTTCCCTGGGCGACAATAGCGCGGCAGTTCGCTTCAGTACTGCTATCGATTCGTCTGTTGATCAGGCTACTTGGGGCATCTGTTACACAGTGGACCCACCCCCATTGTAAGGATCTTATTTCCAATTCGTAGTTACTTAGGTGTTTTGGGTCTACACTAGCTTTGTCATAAATACCTTGCCAACATTGTTCTATGTCACCACTGAAAATTAGACCCTTGTTCGTGTCTGCCATCTTGTCCTGGTTAGTGGCCGGTATACTTCCTAGTAAACTATTGAGTTCTTTTTCGCTGATTAACGCGTCTTCTGTCTCCGTCTGTATTGAGGAGCTTGTCTGCCTCGATTCGGAGTTCTGACTCGTTGTAGGTATCTCTGGGGGTGTTTCAGATAGGCTCTTATCGTACCTCATAGCTACTGTTGCCTTCTTTATCATCTTTCGCAACCCTAATCTTTTAACAGGTGAAGACTTCTTTTTTTCATTCACGTCTTTCCTTCCGGTAGAATCATTGCCG